AAAAGAGTATGTATCTAGTAAAGGTTTTAGTGATCCAAAGTCAGTAATTGAGAGTTACAGAAATTTAGAAAAGCTGCGTGGTGTCCCACAAGATAGACTTCTTAAATTACCCGAACAAGCAGATGCTCCAGAATGGAACGATGTTTACACTAAGCTTGGAAAGCCAAGTACGGCAGACGAATACGGTATTGAAGTTGATCCGCAAAGACCTGAGTTTGGAAACTGGGCCAAAGAGACATTTCATGGGCTTAACTTAACAAAAGATCAAGCAACATCGCTTACTCAAAAGTATAATTCTTTTTTAGAGAGTCAGAGCGGTCAGATGGTTGAAAAGCAGAATGCTGATTATCTAAAAAGTGAGGCTAACCTTAAAAAAGAATGGGGCGCTGCATTTGACCAGAATTTAGGTGCGGCTCAGCGGGCGGGCAGAGCTTTGGGCATAACTCTTGAAATGTCTGATGCGATAGCAAACGCGATAGGGCTTGAGGGGACTATGAAGTTCATGCATAGCCTGGGTGAAAGACTAGGTGAAGCAAGCTATCACGATGGTAAGTCAGAGAGTTTTTCAAACAAAATACACACACCCGATCAAGCAATGGCTAGAATTCAGAACCTTAAGAAAGACAAGGATTGGACGGCTAGGTATCTAAAGGGCGGCACTAAAGAAGGAGAAGAAATGGAAAATCTATTGAGAATGGCCAATCCTGCCGATTGACATTTGAATTTTAAAGATTGAGACTTTACTCATACTTTTTGTCGATAACCCTTAATCGGGCCGAATTGACAACCGGAAAAAGACGGTAGCATGGCCTAAAGCTTTACTTAGGTTATGAAGCTGGCCCTGCTTGCAGACAAGCCCTTCGAAAATAATTTTTTTGTAAAAATTAATTTTATAGGGGGACGTTATGTCTGTAAATTTGGCGAATCTGTATGCCCAACAATATGCAATGAATTGCGAATTATTGCTGCAACAGAAAGATTCAAGATTAAGAAGTTATGTAACACAAGGTTCTTACATTGGCGAGCAAGCCGCAGTTGTTGATCAACTAGGTGAAATTGCTATGCAAGACGTAGTTGGAAAATTTGGCGCAATGGGCCGAGTTGATAACACTACAGATCGAAGATGGGTTTTACCTTCATCGTTTGATTTGCCTCAATTAATTGATAGCATAGATTCTCTTAAATTGCTTTCTGACCCATCTTCTAAGTATGTTATGGCGGCAGTATCAGCAGCTAAGCGTAAAATGGACGATGTGATTTTAGATGCTTGTTTTGGTACATCTAAGACAGGAAAGACAGGATCTACTTCAACTACTTTCCCATCGGGGCAGCAGGTTGCAGTTGATCACGGGGCTTCTGGCAATACTAACCTAACTGTTGCAAAGTTACGTGAAGCAAGAAAACTTCTACGTGCAGCAGAAGTAGATTTAGATATGGACCCAGTAACAGTAGTTATCACGGCGTCTCAAGAAGATTCACTTTTATCTGAGGCTCAAATTATCAGTCTTGATTACAATGATCGTCCAGTTTTAAAAGACGGCAAGATCATGTCTTTCTTAGGAATGAACTTTGTTCATTGCGAAAGAGTAGGCGCAGATGCTAACGCGTACCGACGTGTACCTGTTTTTGCTAAATCAGGACTTCACATGGGCATTTGGAATGACATAAAAACAGATGTGTCCCAAAGAAAAGATATTCAGAATCTTCCTTGGCAAGCATATGTTTATATGACAATCGGCGCTACTCGGACTGAGGAAGAAAAAGTAGTAGAAATTAAGTGTGCAGAATAAACTAAGGGAGATAGATAATGGCTACATCTGATATTTCATCAACACAATTAACAAACCGGGATGCTACACCCAGGGTTGTCAGTAACTCGATAATCCAAAAAGGTGCAATGCAGGTATCTTGCGGTACAGTAGAAGCGCTAACAGCGGATGCTATTGCGTCTATTTACCGAATGGTATCGGTACCTTCTAACGCAAGAGTAGCACAAGTGCTTTTATCTTGTGATGACTTAGGCTCGGCAGGTCTTGCCGACGTTGGCGTCTACCAAACTACGGCTAACGGCGGAGCTGTTGTGGATGCTGATCACTTTGCAAGTGCTCAGGCTCTAACGACTGCGCTTAAAAACAGCGATGTTACGCATGGGTCAGCAGTGTACGGTTTAGAAGATATCGAAAAACCACTTTGGGCAGCGCTGGGTTTGAGTGCAGATTCAAAGCGTGACTACGATATTTGTCTTACTCTTACAGAAGCTATAATAGCCGCAGGCACTATTTCAATGCAGGTGTACTACGTAATTTAATAAGTTTAAGGGGTGTAAAAACCCCTTAAGTTTTTTGGGGGAATAATGGCTACACGTATTTACGGGTTATCCGTAGGTGAGGGTGAGTTTTCGGTTACTGAAGGTGTGGGTTCTGCGGTAAGTGCAGATACGGTTGAGGTTACAATTAATCTTGCGGCTACAACAGTTAATCTTGACGGCGCTAATCAGAGAGCTATCTTAAAACAGGAAGTTTTAGATATCTTAGATAAGTTTAAGAATCATATTTTAAAAGGCAACTGGCCACCGGCATAAGGGGTTTTTAGATGAGTAAGGCTTTCATATTTGCCCCGCCTAAAGAAAACGAGGTGTGGGTACATACGGTAGGGGCGCTGGGTGCAACAAATACGGCTATACCTGTTTACTCAACGGTTGTTAGTAACGTAGGTACGGCTATAGCTTACGCCACAAGTGCAGCAAACGGTGCAAGCTTCACCATTAACGAGGCAGGCACGTACGCCATGTCTATGACGGGTATTAGGACAGCTGGAGCTTTAACGCTTGTTATATCCAAGAACGGATCTGATTTAACTACAACAACAGGTCTTGCATCCGATCAATCACTGGGCCCAGTTACTTTGGGTACAGCTTCTTATGGTACCGTAACGGCGACTCGATATTTAGCAGTGGGCGATGTAATAAGGCCGCACATGTCAGCAGCGCCGAATGCGGCAAACGGTTTGGTGTCTTTTTGTATAACTAAAACTAACAGGTAGGTTTCTTTGGCATCTAAGGTTGAGATAGCAAATAGAGCGCTACAGATACTAGGTGCTAAAAGTATCACTTCACTTACCGAAGATTCTAGAAATGCTAGATCTATTAATCTTGCTTATGAGCCTGTAAAGCTTGCAGAGCTTAGAAAGCATTCATGGTCTTTTGCTATGAAAAGGGCAGGCCTTGCAGCAAACGCTACTGCACCTATTTTTACAAAAACAAATAGCTTTCCACTGCCGTCTGATTTTCTAAGGCTACTACCCAAAGACGGTGAAGATCTGACTAACGATTTAGACTGGCAGATTGAGGGAAAGAGTATAGTAACTGACGATGCTGCGCCATTAAAGATACGATACATATATGACGTAACAGACCCGAATGAAATGGATGCTTTGTTTAGGGAAGCTTTTTCTTATAAGCTTGCTGAAACTTTAGCTGAAGAAATAACTCAGTCTAACACCAAAAAGGCTGATATATCATCTCAGTACAAAGACATAATCGCTGATGCCAGACGGGTCAACGCTATTGAGCGTGTGGCTCAAAATCCACCCGAGGATACGTGGGTAACGGTGAGGGCCTAAATGCCAAAAGTCTCACCCATACAATCAAGCTTTTCCGGTGGAGAATTTAGCCCATTAATGAATGGGCAAGTGGGTCTTGATAGATATAGAGAAGCGCTAGAAACGTGTTTAAATTTCGTACCCTCTTTGCAAGGTGGTTTAGTTAAAAGATCTGGCACGCAGTATGTCGCTACTACCGAGACTGTTAGTGAAGATTCAAGGCTTATAGCCTTTAGGTTTTCTACAACTCAAGCCTACATATTAGAATTTGGAAACCAGTATGTAAGGTTTTACAGAAACCAAGGTCAAATACAATCGGGTGGATCACCTTACGAGATAACGTCACCTTATGCAGCGGCTGATTTATTTCAGATACGAGTTACTCAGAGTGCAGACGTAATGTATATCGTGCATCCGGATTATGCTCCAAGGCAGTTAACTAGAACGGGTCATACTTCTTGGACACTGACTGAGATTGAGTTTGATGAGTCACCGTACTTACCAGTGAATGCCACGACCGTATCTTTAACCCCAGGGGGAGCTACGGGTGCGGGTGTGACGCTAAAGTCTGATAATACTACGAGTACTATATCAAATGCTGCCAACAACGGGTCTGGCTTAATAAGAATAACAGTGACTGGCCATTTGTTTGCTACGGGCGATAAGACGGGCATAGAGAGTGTCGGTGGAACTACAGAAGCTAATGGTGATTGGACCGTAACTAAGATAGATGCCAATAACTTTGACTTACAAGGCTCTACTTTCGCAAATACATATACATCAGGCGGCATAGCTAGACCCGGTGTTTTTGAAAGTACAGATGTGGGTAGAGTTGTAAGATTGCAGCAAGTCGCTACGTGGGGTTGGGGTACAATAGTGACCTACGTGAACCACGGCAGCGTAACGATAGACGTAACTAAAACTTTAACTAACACTGCTGCTAAAACTTCTTGGAGACTAGGGGTGTGGTCGGGCACCACGGGTTACCCTGCGGCAGTTACCTTTCATGAGGATAGATTGATATTTGGTGGTAACTCAAACACTCCGCAAAGAATAGATGCAAGTGTTGTGGGTAACTATACTGACTTTGCACCGTCGGCATTAGGTGGGACAGTAGTTGA